CACCGTAGCGTAGTTGAAAAGGTAAGACCCGTAGCGCCAGATGGACAGATGTTTATGGAGATGGGTAGAGGAACTAAGTTTATAGGCGAAGATATATTCTTCTTTGCACTATGCGATAAGGCAGAAGTTCCATTACATTGCCATACAGGAGCCACTGCTCCACATATGAAACGCTTTTCATTTGATGAACATTATTACAAGGCATTCTTTGGTAAACCTAAGGAAGAGCCTAAGTCAAAACTTATCACCCCTGATAAGAAAATCATTACACCTAGATAGGATAAACAATGCCAACAGGTACCGCAGGTAGCACTCTATGTGCTGAACTAAATCGCCTAGCCAATGGTGGAACTTACCCAGCAATAACAGCATTTAAAGATGAACAAGGTGCTGCTAATGCTTGGGCTAGCACATCAGGACTTGGAATAATTGGAGCCTTAAACATTAAGGCAAGTGCTGGTAGAGCACCATCTGCGTATAAAGATTTAAATGGTATCTGTAATGAACTTGCTGGAACTACTGGCAAATCAGCAATTGACGCATTAAGGAGCATAGCCTCTTGACAACTACATTAACAGACTTAATCAATGAGGTTCAAATTAACCTTGCAGGTTATACCTATCAACAAGATAGAGCAACACACCTAGGTGCTGCTGTTACTACCACTACATCATCATCTACATCTCCTACTATCCTAACTTTAGGTTCAACTGAGAATCTAGGTAAAGGTGTAATTGAGATTGATGAAGAGTTGATGTGGATTGATTCATTTGACCGTGTTGCTAACACAGCAACTGTATCTCCATATGGTCGTGGTTATCTAGGTACTACTGCTGCTACACACACATTAGATACTAAGGTTACTATCTCACCTACCTTCCCACGCTATGTGGTTAAGAAGGCTATCAATGACACTATTAATGCTGCTGGTTCTACTATCTATGCTGCTAAAGTAACTACCTTTACATTCAATGCTGCTCAAACAACCTATGACTTTGATGGATTAAACATCCAAAACATTCTTACAATTATGTGGCAATCAGTTGGACCATCTCAAGAATGGCTTCCTGTTCGTCGCTGGTCTTGGGACTCTAAGGCTGATGCTACTGCATTCGGTGCTACATCTCAGACAGTAACCATTGGAGATTATATTACTCCTGGTAGAACTGTTAAGGTTGTATACTCTACAGACCCAGTTCCTTTCACAACCAATGCTCAAGACTTCTCAACACAAACTGGTTTGCCAGAATCCTGCAAAGATGTAATTGTTCTTGGCGCTTCTTATCGTTTGCTTACCTACCTTGACCCTGCACGTGCTGGACAAGTTAGCCCACAAGCAGATGAAACAGATGCTAAGCGTCCTTATGGTGCTTCACAAACTGCTACAAAACAACTATACGCCCTATATACCCAACGCCTCAACGAGGAAACTCAGAGACAACAAACTCTGTATCCAATTCGAGTCCACTACAGCCGATAGGTAAATAAATGACAACACGCAAATACTCCTCACGCTCACAACAGACTACATTATCTGCAGCGTTAACTTCTTCTGATACCTCAGCAACTGTGGTATCTGGAACTTCCTTACTAGGTGGTGCCACAATATCTGCTGGCCAAACCTTTACGGTGGTGATAGACCCAGATACAGCGCTTGAAGAAATTGTAGATGTAACGGCGGTCTCGACCAACACTCTTACTATTACTCGTGGTATTGATGGCTCATCTGGCGTAGCCCACTCTGCTGGTGCTGTAGTACGGCATATGGCAATTGGTAGAGATTACCGTGAAGCCAATACACACATTGAAGCATCTTCAGGAGTACACGGTTTAACTGGTTCCGTAGTGGGAACTACCGATACTCAAACTTTAAGTGGCAAAACTTTAACTAGCCCAACATTAACTACCCCAGCACTTGGAACCCCAGCATCTGGTGTACTTACAAATACAACTGGCTTACCTTTAACTACTGGTGTAACTGGAACTTTACCAGTAGCCAATGGTGGTACTGGAGTAACTACTTCAACTGGTTCAGGTGCCGTTGTACTTGGAACTAGCCCAACTATTGCAAGCCCTACCATTACTGGTACTGGCGCTATTGCGGGTACCTTCACAGGTAACCTAACAGGTAACGTAACAGGTAACGTAACTGGTTCTTCAGGTAGCACAACTGGTTCTGCTGCCACATTAACTACTGCCCGTGACTTTCAATTAACTGGAGATGTAGAAGCATCAGCCGTATCCTTTGATGGTTCTGGCAATGTAAGTTTAACAACTGTTATTGGTACTGGCGTAATTGTTAACGCTGACGTTAACGCATCTGCTGCTATCGCTTATAGCAAATTAAATCTTAACGGAACTATTACCTCTGCTGATATTGTCAACGGAACTATTGTTGCCGCTGATATTGCTGATGGAACTATTACTGCTGCTAAATTAACTGCAGACCCATTTGCTCGTGCTAACCATACTGGTACACAATTAGCAGCAACAGTCTCAGACTTTGATACACAGGTAAGAACATCTCGCTTAGACCAGATGGCTGCGCCTACTGGCAGCGTATCTGTTAATAGCCAGAAAGTAACATCTCTTGCTACACCTACAGTTGATACCGATGCAGCAACTAAACTTTATGTAGATACAAAGGTAGCAGACCTTGTTAACTCTGCACCTGGCACATTAGATACCCTTGGTGAGATTGCAACAGCAATCCAAGCAGGTGGAACTGTCTATGATTCATTCGTATTAAAAGCAGGAAGCACAATGACTGGCAATCTAACCCTTGCTGGTGCTCCTTCATCTAACCTACACGCTGCTACTAAGTTGTATGTAGATGATGTGGCTGGTTCTGCTACTGCTGCTGCAGCAAGTGCTGCCGCTGCTGCTGCTTCATATGATGACTTTGATGATAGATACTTAGGTGCTAAATCATCTGCCCCAACATTAGATAATGATGGCAACTCTTTAATTGAGGGTGCTCTATATTGGAACTCAGTATCTGACACTATGTTTGCTTGGACAGGTTCTGCTTGGGGTTCTATATCTTCAACTGCAGCAATCTATCGTTATAGGTTCATAGCATCAGGTGGAGAGACTTCAGTATCTGGAACAGATGCACTATCTCAAACACTTTCATATCTACCTGGTAAAGAACAGGTATACCTAAACGGTGTACTACTTGTTCGTACTACAGATTACACAGCAACTAACGGCACAAGTATTACTGCACTCGCAGCCCTTGCTGCTAGCGACATTGTAGAGATTATTACCTTTACAGCATTCTCATTGGCTACTGCTATAGAGAATACAACTATAGATGCTAAAGGTGATTTACTTGTAGGTACTGCTGCTGATACAGTAGGTAGACTTGCAGTAGGAACTAATGATTACTATCTAAAAGCAAACTCAGGAACTGCAACAGGACTTGAGTGGGCAGCATTAACAGTACCACCAGCAGACGATGACCAACCAATACTAGCCGCACAAATATTCGGATAAGGAAAACAAAATGGCAACTTTTTCAAAAGTAAAACTTAGTGGTTCAACAGATGGCAAGGCAGTTAAGGTTGCTGCTACCGCTACAGCAGGAACAACTATTCATACAGCACACGCAACAGCCCTTGATGAGATTTGGCTATACGCACATAACTCATCCGCATCTGCAGTAAAACTTACCCTTGAATGGGGAGAGGCTACTGCTCCAGATGGCAACATTGAAATTAATATTGGTGCTGAAGGTACTGGATTAGTTCTTGTATCTCCTGGACTCTTATTAACAAACTCACTTGTAGTTAAGGCATTTGCTGCAACTGCTAACGTAGTTACTCTTACAGGTTATGTGAACAGGATTGCTTAATGTCAAGATACGGACAAAAAAGTAGACTAACTGGCGGTACTGGAGCCAACACTATTAACTATTGGTTTGGTGGAGGATTTGCGGTATTACCACCGCCACTTACCGTTGACTACCTTGTTGTTGCAGGTGGCGGTGGAGGTGCTGGTTGGGGTGGAGGTGGAGGTGGAGCAGGTGGTCTTCGTTCTACCGTAACTGCAAGCGGTGGTACTCCAGGAACTGTTGAATCTGCACTTTCTTTAACTGCTGCAACTAATTATACAGTAACAGTCGGTGCAGGTGGCGCAGGTGCAACCAGTGGTACTTATCCTGATACTGGAACAACTTCAGGCTCCAATTCAGTTTTTAGTTCAATAACTAGCACTGCTGGCGGTAAAGGAGGTCCAGATGCTGGAACTGCTGGCACAGGTGGTTCGGGTGGTGGTTCGGGAAGGGTTGGAACTGCAGGAGCAGGAACCGCTAATCAAGGATTTGCAGGCGGTGGAGCAAGTAGTAGCGCTGGTCCAAATTTCCCTGGCGCAGGTGGCGGCGGTGCTAGTGCAGTAGGTCAAGATAATCCTAGCAACACAACAGGCGGTGCTGGTGGCGCAGGTAGAGCAACATCTATTACTGGTTCGTCTGTAACTTATGCAGGCGGTGGCGGTGGTGGTGCTGTTACTACTGGCGGAACAGGTGGCGCAGGTGGAACAGGTGGTGGTGGTGCTGGCAATGGTGCTAGCGGTGCTGCTGGTACAGCAGGAACAGCAAATACTGGCGGTGGTGGTGGCGGTGCTGGTGCTGGCACTTCAACAGGAACCAGTCAAGGTGGTGGCGGTGCTGGTGGCTCAGGAGTTGTAATTTTAAGATACCCAGATTTTTACACAATTACATTTGGTGCAGGTGTTACAGGTACAGAATCCGCTGCTAGCGGTGGATATAAGAGAGCAACAATTACTGCTGCAACAGCAGGAAATGTGAGTTGGGCATAATGGCACATTACGCTTGGTTAGATGAAAACAATACAGTTGTTAATGTAACTGTTGGTGTTGATGAAACAGAACTAATCAATGGATTAGATACTGAAACTTTTTATAGTCAAGCAACAGGTCATAATATTAAACGTACTTCCTACAATGCAAAAATTAGAGGCAAGTATGCAGGCAAGGGTGATTCCTACAATGTTGAGGAAGACATCTTTGTTGCACCTCAGCCATACCCATCTTGGACTAGGTCAGGTTCTTATTGGAATCCACCTACTCCTATGCCTACAACAGAAGGTAAGTTCTACTACTGGTCAGAGGATGACCTATCTTGGAGGGAAAGACAATGAGCAAAGCAAGAGACATAGCAAGTGCAGCACCTGCACCCTCAACCGTATCAGCAACTGAGTTAGGGTATGTAGATGGTGTTACCTCTGCTATCCAGACACAGTTAGATGCAAAGACTGCAAAGTCTACCCTTACTACTACAGGTGATATTTACTATGCATCTGCTGCTAATACCCCTGCTAGATTAGGTATTGGTTCAACCTCGGATGTGCTTACTGTGGCTGGTGGTATCCCTAGTTGGGCGGCTCCTGCTGGGGGTGGTGGTATGACTTTAATCAATACTGGTGGAACAACTTTATCAGGTTCATCAACTACCATAAGTTCAATACCTTCAACATACAAAAATTTGCAATTGATTGTTAGGGCACCTAGACCATCAAGTACTGGTGTTATTCAAATTAGATTTAATGGTGATAGTGGTGCAAAATACTGGAGAGATTTTAATCTTTCAAGCACTACTCCTTCAGATACTGTTTTTAACATTTCTGCTTCGCAAGATAGTGGAACTAATAATGGATTGATAGCCGTTGATATTTTTGATTATACAACAACTACTTGGAAAATGGCGTCTATTGTTTCATTAACAAATGCTTCAAGCACTACAATTAACATTATGACCAGCACAGGTGTTTATATTGGAACTTCTGCAATTTCTAGTCTTACAATATATCCGCAAGGAACTTGGACATCAGGAACAGCCTATCTATATGGAGTTAATTAAAATGAGTAAACCACAAGTTAAAGAATATAACTGCGAAACTGGCGAAGAAATTATCAGAGATGCAAACGCTGAGGAAATCGCACAAATGGAAATTGATTTACAAAAATTAACAAGTGAGCAAGCCGAAGCCGAAACAAAGGCTCAGGCTAAAGCAGCACTACTAACACAACTAGGCATTACAGAAGAACAAGCAAAACTTTTACTTTCTTAATTAAGGAGCACTGTGGCTGGTCGTGATATAACCGAAGGTCGTGCCAATCAAGCCATCGCTATTGATGTTGGTATCGTTTCTACAAGTACATACTGGCAGAATACATCTGACTCATATGATGTAGCAGTTGGTGGACAACCATTCTTCTATGCCATAAATGATGCACGTCCTTACATCAGACAGACTGCTCCTTACAAGAAAGACCAGTTTGATAATGGTAAAGAGCCAGGTGAGCAATCACTTACTGGCTGGTGGCTACGTTCTCAGTCATCATTCCACTCTGGTTCAGGTATTAAATTCTATGACCCATCTGCTGGTGAGACTGTTGACTATAGATTTACAGATAGCAAAGGTGTCAATGTTTGGACTAAAGGACAAGTAACCTTACTTAAAGACACCGCTACTACACACTACACATCTGGTGCAATTCAGACCAACGGTAAACCATTTCAGATTGCTCGTTCTATTAAGTACGGTGGAACTAATGGTGTCTTACTATGGGATGAGTATGATGTAGATAAGATTGCAGAAGATGGAACTGTTACACATTTCTTAGATTATGCAGCAGGAACTGATTATGCAGTTAATGCTATATGTGATGATGGAACTTATGCTTATTGGATTGTCAATATTATTGCTAGCGGTACTCCAAGATTGCGTGTATATAAAAAGTTATTAACTGGTGTTTCTGGCGCTGGTGATACTCTTATGATTAGCGACAACGGTATTACTGTAAATACTGCTGTTATGGAATATGTTAAAGACCGCATTGTTATGGGTATTAACAATAAGATATATGAAATATCTTCATCTGCGTCTACCCTTCCAAGCCCTGTATATACACACAGTGATACTGATATTGTATTCTCAAGCATTACCGCTTCTGGTCCAGCCATCTACATAGCAGGTTATAGCGGCACTCAGTCAAGCATATTTAAATTTACTCTAAACACCTCTGGTGTTATGCCAACTCTTACTACTGCTATTACTGCAGCAGAGATGCCAGTTGGAGAGATTATCCATAAGATTTTTTACTACCTAGGTTATATGATGATAGGTACTAACAAAGGAATCCGTGCAGCAGTTGTCTCAGACCAAGACGGCTCCATTAACTATGGTCCACTTATTGTGGAAACCACTCAGCCTTGCTATGACTTTGCTGCACGAGACAGATTCATCTGGTGTGCAACTGGCGTAGATGGAGCAGCAGGAGTTCTCCGCATTGACCTTGGTAATGAGATAGAGACTCTACGCTTTGCTTATGCTAATGACTTATATGTCAGCGGTACATCAGGATATAGCACAGTAACCTGTGCATTTGCTGGTACAACAGACCGATTAGTATTTGCTACCACAGCAGTTAATGCTGGCTCAGTAAGTAACAAAGCACTCACATCTAACGTAGCAACCTTGACTACATCTGCAGCACACGGCCTAGCCGTTGATGATTCTGTATGGGTAGAAGGTGTTGACTCTACATTTAATGGTCAGTACACAGTTACTGGAGTGCCAACTACTACAACATTTACTTATGCTAAGACTGCATCTAACGTAGCATCTACCGCCGTATCACCTGTTGGTAAGGTTAACAAGGTAGGTAGCATTAACATTGAAGCAAGTGCAACACTAACATCTACTGGCTTTATTACTAGCGGTTATATTCGCTATGGAACATTAGAGCCTAAGAACTTTAAACGTTTACTTGGTCGTGGTGACTTTACTTATGGTTCTTTAGTGCTTGAAACTGTAGATAAAAATGGTGTTGAGTATGACCATATCACCTACGAAGCAGGAGTAACTGCAGTTGAAGTAGGTACATCTAATCCTGATACAGCACAAGAGTATGTAGCCTATAAGTTTATTCTTAATCGTGATGCTACAACTACTAGCCAAGGTCCAATATTTAAAGGCTATCAAGCAAAGGCTACTATTGCTACACCTCGTCAAAGAGTTATGAGATTTCCTGTTTATTGTTTTGATATTGAAACAGATAGATACAATGTGGTATCTGGCTATGAAGGTAAGGCACTAGCAAGATTACAACTACTTGAAGGTGTTGAAGAAGGTGGCGATGTTGTTACCTGGCAGGACCTCACTACAGGCGAAAGTCGTCAGGTAGTTATTGAGCAAATTTCATTCACACGTATGACTCCACCAGATAAAAGATTTGATGGATTCGGAGGCGTAATTGAGATTACGATTAGGACAGTATAATGACAGCGCAAGACTGGGCTGCATTAGCAGTAGCAATAAGCACTTTAATTGGTTCCTTTGCCTTTATGGTAAGATGGCTAGTTAAACATTATCTTGAAGAATTAAAACCAAACGGGGGCAGTTCAGTAAAAGACCAAGTGAATAGACTCGAGGCCCGTGTTGACCAAATTTATCTGCTCCTTAGTAATAGGGATTAGCCTACTCTTTATACCAACACCAGCAAGCGCAGAAGATGTAATAATTAATCTTGATGCTACGACTGCTTATGTAGATGTAGTAGTTCAAGTAGATACAACAACAGCCTATACAATTACCACTACTACTGGACCACGAACTGAAGTGGTTGATTCTCAAACAGTAGAACGTGTGGCTTGGGTAGATTCTTGGCTATGGTTATATCGTGGCGTTGCTGATAGCACTACTGCTAACCCCATTCGTGGTGATGATGATAGCAACCATAACTCTGAGAATAATTATTTTGCATCTGCACTTAGCGGCGTATTAAACGCTGACACCTATACAATCCGTGCTACATCTTATAATTATGTAGTTGGTGGTGAAAGACCAATAGGAACTTATACTTTAAGCAGTAACTTGATACCACCTAGAGATACCTCTACTGTTGTGGTTGATACAAGTACAGTAGTAGTTGATACGAATACTTCAACAGTTGATGGAACTACAGCAACGGTAGATACTAGTACCGCTGTGGTACCAACCCCTGCTCCTGAACCTCCTGTTGTGGCACCTGAACCCCCACCTATTGTTTACATTCCACCTCTAGTGGAACCTGAACCTCCAGTCATAGCAGAAGAGCCACCTATTGAGGCTATAGAGCCTCCTATAGAGGCCGAAGAACCGCCTGTAGAGGCTGAGGAACCTCCTGATATAGAAGAGGAAGCCCCAGTTCCAGTCGAAGAACCACCTATTGAACAAGAAGAACCCCCTGTAGAGGCTGAAGAGCCACCTGCTGAGGAAGAAGCACCACCTGTAGAAGAAGTTGTACAGGCAAATGAAGTTGAATTAGAAACTCTTGCACCTGAAACACCAGTTCAATTAGACAATGGTGTAGTGCTTGAGGCTGGGACAGTAGTAGCCCTACAGTTATTAGAGAATCCAGCAGAGTTAATCTCAGCAATTTTTGATAATCCAGCGGAAGTATTTACTGCTTTGTCAAACATAGGTGCTGATATGTCTGAAGAAGAAAGAACAGAATCAGAGAATACAATCATTGCATCTGTTATTGCTACTCAGGCTGCTGTTAATGCAGTAGCCGTAGCCTCCGCTACAAGAACGGCAACACCTACACCTACTAGTAGTGGTGGTGGCGTGCCATCAAATGACAACATTAAGTTATACAAAAGGAGAAAACCTTGAAAGTACTAAGAGATATGGTTCAACAATTATGGACCTTATTAGGTATGTTTATTGCTTGGGTAGTATTAACTGGCTCAGCAAAGACTGTAGTTGGGTATGCAATTATACTAACTTTAGTAGTATGGGCTATCACCTATCCATTGCGTAACTCTAACGATGAGTAAAGCAGACAACTTTCCTAAATGGTTTTATGACAATGCTACAGTCCAAGACTTTGAATCAGGATTAGCAGAGTTTAAGGGCAAGAAGAATCTTAAGTTCCTACAGATAGGTGTCTTTACTGGCAACGCATCTGCTTGGTTACTAGATAATATTCTTACAGACCCAACATCTTTACTAGTAGACATAGACCCTTGGTGTGGCAACCTACCCCACGAGTCAGTTTATAACTGGGATGATATACAAGAAGCCTATAAAGAACAGATGAAACCTTATGCTAAAAACGTGGCATCACATAAAGCATTTAGTGGTGACTGGTTAAAGGCTAACCGTGAGGTTAAGTATGACTTTATCTATATTGATGGAGACCATCTACCAGAATCAGTTACCCTAGATGCTGACCTATCTTGGGACTTGCTTAAGTCTGGTGGCATTATGGCATTTGATGACTATGAGTGGGACCATCCAGATGGTAGAGATAAGAACCCTAAACCAGCAATAGATACGTGGCTAGCAAAGCACAAGAACGAAATAGAAATATTCCGTAAGGGGTGGCAAGTATGGATAAAAAAGAAATAGATAGTAATGAGATTGATTGGCAATACCAGAATCAATTAAGGCAACAATGGCTAATGGATAATCCAGAGGCTGAATATCAGGGATGGATGTCAATATGAGCGTAGTAGATATAGCAAAGTCACAACTTGGATATCAAGAAGTAGGCAAGAACAACGACAGTATGTATGGCAAGTGGTATGGATTAAACTATAACCCTTGGTGTGCGATGTTCGTATCTTGGTGCTTTGACCAAGCGGGATTAGTAGCCACAGTAGCAGCCCAAACTAAAAAAGGATTTGCTTCTTGTGATGCAGGATTAAAATGGTTTGCTAAAAAAGGAAAGATAGTTCCAGTTGGCAAAGCCCAACCTGGAGATATAATTTTCTTTCAATTCGATGATGATGCACAGGCTGACCACGTCGGCATATGCGCTAGCAACGATGGAAAGAAATACCTTACGGTCTACGAGGGTAATACCTCAGGGGATAATAAGGGCAGTCAATCAAACGGAGATGGTGTGTATCTAAAGAAACGTGCCTACTCCCTAGTAATGGGCGTTGCTCGCCCTTAAAGGATAAAATGGATACAACTAAATTAAAAGCAATCGTTACTACCTACATTCGTGCAGCAATAGCATCTGTGCTTGCCCTGTACCTTGCTGGTACAACTGACCTAAAGACACTAGCATTAGCAGGTGTCGCTGCTGTAGCAGGACCAGTCCTTAAAGCATTGGACCCATCAGCAACAGAATTTGGTCGCAACAGTAACTAATTACATACCCCTAATAAGCCTTTAAAGGCCCTTTAGAGACAACAAAACCCCCTCGCCTAGTATCACTACTGGGTAAGGGGGTTCTTTTGTCGTTTTAAGGCTTATGCTTCTTCAAACTCAAACTCATCCCATTCGTCCATTAGGACTCTCATGTTCTTTTGGTCTCTTGCGTAACGATATTCATCGATTAGGGTTGTGATTAGGTATACAGTTAGGGTTCCTAAAGTAGACCCAAAGAATACAGCCCAGAAGGTATTATTTACGATTTCCAATATAGTACTCCTTAGAGATATAATTAATTATATATTATACTATAGACCCCTTTGGGGTCTTTATATATTATATTATTACAAGTATACACATAGGTACCAATCTATGGAAGTCACATACGACTTCCATCTAACCCTATACCTGTGTATAATATATCTAATGTCAATAAAACTTGAAGAATATACATTACCAGAACATATATCCTATAGTGCTTTCAGCACTTACCTAACCTGTGGATATCAATACTACCTAGGTAGACTATTGGCAAAACAGGAAGAGCCATCTGTTTGGTCTGTTGGAGGTTCAGCATTCCACTTGGCTTGCGAAACTTATGATAGGGATAACCTATGATAAATGATGTTGCTAACTTATGGACAGAATCTTGGAATTCTTGTAAGGGTGATATTGACCTAACCAATGCTCGCATAGGTGGTAAGGCTACCAAACTTAATCCTAACAAGGAAGACATTAACTTTTGGCAAACTGCGGGACCTATGTGGGTAAGCGAGTATATCGCTTGGCGTAAACATAATCCTAATTGGAAGATTTGGGTTGCTCCAGATGGACGACCAGGAATCGAATTAGAACTAATGCCAGTAGTGGCTGGCGTACCGATTAAAATGGTGATAGACCGAATTTTTGAGGTTAATGGGCAGTTAGTAATTGTTGACCTCAAAACATCTAAGAACACGCCAACCAGTACTTTGCAACTAGGTTTTTACAAACTTGGTTTAGAGGTTACCTTTGGTACTGATGCTTTAGGTGGCGAAATTAATTGGGGAAATTACTACATGTCTCGAGGTAGCAATACTGTAGAGATGGTTGATTTATCAGGATATACATATGACAAAATGGAGTTCCTGGTAAAAGGATTTGACAAGGCACGAAAAGCAGGTATATTCTTGCCCAACACAAACTCTTGTCAATACATGTGCGGACTTACCGCTCATTGTGAATTCTCAGCAAAGAAGGAAATATAAATGGCAGAAGACTGGAAGTTACAAGTATCATATAAAACTGGAACTGGCGATTTAATTAACGTCAGAGCCAACACAGCGGATGAACTTAGTGTATTGCTTGAGGGCATTGGTGACTTTGCTACTCAAATTGCAGCAGTACAAAAGTTGGTGGTGGGAGCAGCGGTTACCGCCCCTTTATCAACGCCGAGTACCACTCCAAGCACAGAGCCTCAACGCTCCTCAGCACCACCCCAGGCAACGCCTCCGTCCGCTGGAGCAGGTCCAACGTGTCAACACGGAGCACGCAAGTACAAGTCGGGAATCTCCAGCAAGACGGGGAATCCTTACGCAATGTGGGTGTGTCCAATGCCTCAAGGGGCGGACCAATGCAAGCCAGTAAACTAATCGACGAACAATTTCCGTTTTAACAAATAGGTAGGGGGATAGATGCGTACACTTGTCAGGTCTGTAGGTCGTGCCTCTATTGGCGGGGAACCTCTACCTAGTTGTTTTAAATCATTTGAAGCCTCTAAGATTATTATCAGACGTGCAGAGGTTTCTATGTTTGCGGGTGCTCCTGGGGCAGGTAAATCAACACTTGCTCTAGCGATTGCATTAAAGACAAATGTTCCGACTCTTTATATATCCGCTGATACCAATGCTCACACTATGGCTATGCGTCTAGCGTCAATGATATCAGGTAAGAATCAAACAGATGTCGAAGAAAAATTGAACAATGATATCGGATGGACCAAGGCTATATTACAAAAAGGGAGTCATATAGTCTGGTCCTTCGATTCATCCCCTACATTACAAGACATTGACGAAGAAGTACAAGCCTTTGAAGAATTATGGGGCTGCGCTCCAACATTAATAGTTTTAGATAACCTAATGGATGTAGCCACCGATGGTGGTGAAGAGTTCGCCTCAATGCGAGCAATTATGAAGGAGTTGAAATATCTTGCCAGAGCCACTAATGCTGCGATTATGGTATTACATCATACTTCTGAAGCAGTTCCTGGGAATCCTTGTCAGCCAAGAAGCGCAATACAAGGTAAAGTCTCAC